CAGACGAAGCAGCAGCTAAAATTAAATGCTCACGTCAAGCTTTATATAATTGGGAAAAAGAAGGGTTTATTGGGGAAAAGACGACTAAGGGATTAAATATTGCGAACTGGCATACAAACCTAAAGAAGCTGGGGCTTAGTCCTACACTAGAAGCCATCTAGCAGCTTGTTTGTCTCTTCTAGCAAATATGCCTCTGTACCATAACGCGCCTCAAATCGGCTCTTAAAGGGGTGGCGTGAGGTGTATGCGGTACAATCTGAACCTTCTCGATGATGATAGTAACACAGGCCAATCGTTTCTTGATTGCCGTTTCCTGTTCTACCGTATGGATGATGAATTTCTGGTGGGGAGTTAACCCCCTTCTCAAGCAAGCAAACAATACAGCCTAACTGAGAAAGTTGGTCATACCGTTTTTTGTCTTCCTTATTCACTAACAAACCTGCCTAGCAGCATCCGAAGTATCGACAACCGCCTTATCATCAGCAATAAATATCTCAGCCATACTAACAATCTGGTCTATTTCGTGATGCTTTATTTCTTCGCTTTCGTATTCGTTATATTTACAGTGATTTGCATGTTTAACGATTCTTTCTGCCATAAGTTTAGCCAGCTTTAGCATTTCATCTTTTGTATGGTTCATACTACCTCCCACTCTCTAATTACCCGCGCATGATTAGACGGTATTTTTGATTGAATAAAACCCAAAGGCTGAAACTCTTTACCTCTAAAAATCGAACCCCAGCAATTAGGGTGTTTAGGCTTCAAATTAAGTCTATCCGCTACTGCTCTCAGGTCATCGGTAGAAACGGATCCGTTTTGCTTTGCAATAAGTCGCGCATTAAACCGCATAGCATCAACAAACTCTTGGTTGTTTACTTCGACTCTTATCTGTCCTTGTTCTTTTAGTTGTTTTCCGTTCATTTTAAAGCCTCCACTAAAACCATATTATAATTGTTAATTTTATTTTTCAGATTTAAGTTTTCTTTTTTTATCAGTTTATTATCTTTAAATTTTTTGTAATTTACGTGGTGATGCCACCTATTAAACCTCCACACAACCTTTGCAACGTCAGGATGTAGGTTTTCTATCATTTGAGATTTTGGTTTAGTTCCTTCTTTGTCGTAAAACTCCTTAGAATTACCCCCTTTCATTCTTTGCGTTGTTACTTTACCGCATAAAAAAGCATTAAACTGTATTGTACAAAGGCCGTCCTTTAAAACCCGCAAAGACAGGTCTGTGTCTTCGTTATATCGACCCCTCCACCTATACTTGTGGGTATTAGAGATTAATAAGCAAGAATAAATACGTGTATTAGTTATAAATGGCGGTACTGCATCGGTTTTCTTGCAAAAAGAATAATAGTTAAAACCTGCAACTGGCACGTTTTCATATCTGTCTACAAAATCCTCTGCCGCGCATATTGTAGAATTACACTCGACTTCATATTTTTCGTTTTTATTTAAGTAATGAAAAGCGTCTAGGTTATCATCCATCACCCAATGCCTAGAAAAACCTTGTAGTGTTGAATGATCTTTGCAAAAGTTACGTGCCGCGCCCGGACCTTTGCTTTTACTATTACCAATATCGTCGCAAGTATCGTAATTATCTAAATAATGATCCGGTAAAATTAAAATTGCCGCTTTTGTATTATTTAGATAGTTTTCATATTCGTGAGATTCAACAACAATATAGTGATCAATCCCCATTAAATTAAGAGCTTTAGTGGTTAAGCCGTTTAGCCATCGGCCTTTTGACACTATATAAACTGGGTATCTATTTTTCATGTTTATAAACCTTTTTATCTAGACCCCAATGAGACTTATAAGGATGCCATATACTTTTAGTTTTATGTGTTAGTTTTTGATTGATAATTTCAGCAAATTCCTTGTAATCCTTCTCGTTCTCAAATCTGATAATTAATTTTTTATACGGTTCTTTTTTTTCTTGTTTGAACTCAGGCATGTCAACCCACTCAGACTCAACATCCATAACTAAAACTCCTTATGTGGAACAGTCATAAAATCAATAAACCGCTTAACCCATGTTTTACGGGTCATGTTTTTAAGGTCTTTGTTAAATATCTTCATAAAAAATCCCCCTCTCTTTGATCCCATGCCGGACTATCCTCCTCACGACATTCTTCTTTATATTCTAGGTTTTCAATCCGCGCCTCTTCACGGCGGTCACGTTCCAATTCTTCGCTATCACGGTTTTCTACCTTATCAATAACCGCATCCACTATGTTCATTGAGTCAATAATTCGCTTATTCATTTTATAACCTCTTTTTTATAAATTGCTGTACGTTTCCGTGATAGGTTTTATTGTTCCATCGCCACTTATTTTTACTAGGCCAATAATCGAGCCTTTTTTCTTGTAACGTCATACTGTAATGATAGTAAGTGTGTTTTGTGAATCCGCTTAAATCAGCCTTATCTAAATTATTTTCTCGCCTTTCTTTATCGGCTTGCTTCATCGCATTAAACACTTCACCCATGTCGCCCATATCTATTCCCCCATTCGTTCTGTAAAGTATAATCTAATGAATTTAGAATGTAAAGCATAAGTGCAAAAAAAACCCAATTGTTTAAACTGGGTTTTGATTATAAGTTTTATCTCTATATTAGTTAGTCCATGATTAATAGCCCTCTTTTGCGGTTAAAATTTATATATTATATTTAGCTTTATATATCTAACAATAAAAACTATAGACTATAAATATATACTTTACAAGTATTATTTTCAGGTAAAAAAAGACCCCAATTAAGAGGTCGAAGGTGGGGGAGTGAATTCGTAGGCCCTCTTTCAAGCCTGAGGGCGGAGGCCACTACCTACTTGCATCGTTTGGAGAATTTGAGTAGGATAGCTGTATCTAGTTCTACTTTAGAGGGTGGTACTAGATGGGAAGAGTATACCACATATAATTCCTATCATGTCAATACTTTTTACACCCTCAATATTTTTTACTAGGTCGGTACGGGTATACCAATGGTTCCGATAATACGCAGCGCACCAGAAACAAACAGTTTATGCCGCCACACCCTTTGGGCATAGGTTGACTACACTAGAGTGTTACTAAGTGTAAAAAGGTAGAGGTTAAATGGGTGGAATGCGAGGTTATTATGGATATTGAAAGAATATTAGAATTAGGAAAACAGCAAACAACCGATAAGGAGGTGCTCTACATGATTATATCAAACAGAATTACGCACTATCTTGGTGACAAAGATGGAGCTGCAATCAGCGGTAAAAACTTTGATTTGCTGGCTGATGATATTTTGAAATGGCATGAATCTCAGATGCAGACACAGACCAAGGCCGGATAAGTTAACACCGTTTTGCGGGTATTAGTATAAGTGCTATGTATCGTGCGTACTTTAGGATGATAACCTAACAACTTAGTGATGAATTAAGTTGGGAGTACTCACTACAGATAGTATTTATATGGGTACGGGTAACAGGAACCTAAAGGCTTCCACCCTTGGGGAGACTATATCTAAAATAAATAGAATAATAAAAAACAAAATAAAACTTGTATTATGTAAAGCTATAACGTAAAGTATAAGGAACTAACCAACGATAGGAATATTAAAGATGAAAAAGATAATTATTATAGGTTTTGCGGCGCTGCTTACAGGGTGTGGGTACGCGAATATTGATGCTTTAAAAAAAGATGCCCCGAAGAAATGGAAAAAGCAAGGGTTTGAGGTTGTTGATTATGAGGGTTTTGAATGGGGTTTATGGCTTGGTGGTGATTACGGAGGCGCAAAAGTTTGGCATAGGCTTAAAAAAATTCCAGATAACGGGATCACTTATTCGGGATATTTGACCAAGTGGGGCGATGAAACGCATGTTTATGGTCCTATAGCTACTGATGCGATCAAGCCTTAGACGGAATAGGTGAGATATGAATTATACAGAAGACTTTGAACAACTATGGAAAATATATCCTAAAAGGGCTGGCGGGAACCCTAAACCAAAAGCATTTAAAGCCTTTACTGCAAGACTAAAAGAAAAGGTGCTTTATAGCGACTTACAAGCTGGCTTACTGAGATATTATAACTTTTGCAAGCAAACAGGCATATTAAACACACCTTATGTTATGCAATCTTCCACGTTCTTCTCAGCTAACAGTGAGGCATGGTGCGAAGATTGGGAAGTACCTAAGCCAGAAGTAAAGGAAACATTAGTAGAAAAAGGCAAGCGGCTGAATATTATGGCTAAGGTCGGGGAAAGCATGAGCCAATACGAGAAACGAATAGCGCAAGCAAGATAAAAATATATTAAAGAGGTGAGGTATGAAAAGCAGAAAACTATTAAATCCTGACGGGACAACACGGTCTATTGTTGTAGAAAAAGATAGTGGGGCGTTTAATGCTTTTACACCAAGGGAGGCGGCTGAAATAATAAACGAGCTTAAAGCTCAGTTATGGAATGGCATGCCGCTAGACAATCAGTTCTACAAGGCAAGGTAAAGAGGTGAGGCATGAAGAAGTTAAAATTAGGTAATTCAAGATGCCAGTATATCGGTTGTGATGAATATTTTAACTCTGTAGCGGCGTTTGATAAGCATAGAATCGAGGGTATTTGCGAGACTAGGCGATGTATGACTAAAAAAGAGCTATTAAAGGCCGGACTCAGCGTAAATGCGGCGGGTTTCTGGGTAACCAGTACGTTTCGCCTTTGAAGACAAAACCGCTTAAATCGCCTGTATGAAAGTTTAGAAATAATTAAAGAAATAGTTGCATATCGTAAAGTTATGGTGTAAAGTATATAAAACTTAGGAGAAAAATATGAAGCCAGAAACATTAAAAATAGACGAAGTTGAATATGTCCGTAAAGACGCGGCAAACGTAGTGCCAACTACTAAACAAATTGTTGTATTACAGCGCGGGTGGGTTGTTGTTGGTGACGTAAGCAAAACTAGCGAGGAGGTAACAATTAAAAGTTGCTCGATTATTCGTATTTGGGGTACGTGGAAAGGGTTGGGAGAGATTGCAGAAAACGGGAAAACAAGTAAAACTGTTTTAGACTCTTGTCCAGATGTTATCGTACACCCTTTGTCTGTAGTGCTTTATATGAATGTAAATATGAGTAATTGGTAATGGATGCGGAATCGGTCGCTATAAAAGTCGGCTACGGCTACGGCGACGGCTACGGCGACGGCAACGGCTACGGCGACGGCAACGGCAACGGCAACGGCAACGGCTACGGCTACGGCGACGGCGACGGCAACGGCAACGGCAACGGCTACGGCGACGGCGACGGCGACGGCGACGGCGACGGCTACGGCTACGGCAACGGCGACGGCGACGGCGACGGCGACGGCTACGGCTACGGCAACGGCGACGGCGACGGCTACGGCTACGGCAACGGCGACGGCGACGGCAACGGCAACGGCGACGGCTACGGCAGCGGCTGGTAATATGGACTGCATTAAAACAGCCTTAATTCTATCAGTCGGCTTTATTATCGGCGGTCAAGTTATGTTATTACAACCTAAACCGGAACCGATTAAGATTTGCTTTAAATACACTACTGAGCGTTTAACGATGAAACATAGGGTTAAGTGTCCATAACATAACGCTAACTATTGAGGGGCGCACGATGAGCGAAGATTATATTTTATTCCCAGAGGATAAATTAAAAATGGATAAAGCTAGATGGAAACGCAGCTCAAGTGCGTCCAGCTCGAATGACTTGTTATGCATAAAACCAAACGTGGAAGACGTTGCTAAGTATCTTACTGATTACTGGGGAACTTATATAGAAATGCAGGTAGGAGTGAGAGACTACACAGCAAAAACAATTATTGAAGATGCTCTTTATGGATTAGGTGCTGCATTGAATGATGATTATAGATTTGCACAGGGGTTTGATAAGTTTAAAAAAGACCTCTTAGCTTATTTAGATGCATAACAGCCAAGATAACCAGCCGCAGGTCTGTGTTATCGATCTGTTATATAAATATAGGTAAGTCGTAAACGATTAATGAGGTGAGATATGAAAAAGAAAATAAGCGCTTTCGAGTACGCAATGAATAACGCCATTAATAGGTCTGACTTAAATGAAAACTGCGAGCCAAGAACAAAGCAGGAAGAAGCGGCCATCATAGAAGAAGAACTGGTCGATCAACTTAGCAGAATGAGAAACGCGACAACTGGCGAACCAATTATTTAACCACTAACAGCACAGAGGGTGTGTAAATGAATAAAGAAATGCAAATTAAGAAAGATGAAACTGAACAGTTTTTTAAAGATGCTTTCTGTGCGGAAAAAGCCGAGTTCCAATTTGGTAAAAGTCTGTCTGATTTTAGAGAGGCAGGGATTGTTAAAATAGTTACGGGCGACAAAAGAGAAGATTTTTATGTTGCGGTATTAAAGATTAACCAATAACTAAACCAATAACTCAACAGATATAGAGGGTGGTAGGAATGATACAGCTAGAACTAGACGGCACTTTAAAGAAACTTGTTTGTGATGATGGATTCAAAAGACTGTGCTTTATCTCAACGGACGGCGAGGGCTTTGACGTTGAAACTATCGAAGAACTTTTGCAGGGCGCAGGAGTTATTAGTCTTAGTAAAATGGACGGCAAGAATGTTGAGATAGCTATAAATATTAGTGATGTTTAAATTAACCCAACACCCCCACTATAGCGGGTAAGTAAATAACAGGATAGAGAAATGCTAACAGAAATAAGATTAAACGATATAAGTGAGTTCGGGCAAAAAGAGTTGGTTTTTCGCTTTGGAGACAGGTATCAAGCCGTTGCCTTTAATCCTGCTGAAAAAAAGGAAGATGTTATTCATCGTCTTCACGACTTGGCAGAAAACATAGCGCACGACATTTTAATTGAATAAGAGTTAAACGATTTATGGGTAGAAGCATGTAGTCATGCAGGCTAGAAAACGGGGATGCCGTCAAGCGTAGAGAGCAGAGATTAAGATCTCTGACGATACGATGCCCGTTGGAGACAAGCAAGGAAGTAACGCCCTTGCCTACCCACCATACAGGAGAAAGGAAATGACGGAAGCGAATACAAAAAACTTGGTTGAGCGCGTTGTTAGTTTGGGGGACCTGTATGCCGATAGCTGCGTATCATGTGGAGCGAGGGCAGAATGGGGTATTGCAACAAAAAGCGGCGCAGAAGGTTGCGTGGAAGCAATTAAAACAGGTCAAACATACTGTAAAGCTGATTTACCTAAAATCTAAAGCTAACAACAAAAGAATAAAGGTGAAGTGATGAGTTTTGAAGAAGCATGGGTTAGGTCTGGGTATGATGATCAATACGAAGAAATCGGCAAAGAATTATATAATCTTGCTATAGATGAAGCGGTTAAAGTTGCAAAAGAAACAATGTATAACACTAACCGCAACGACACGCCCGTTAAAATCAAAGAGTTAAAGAATAAAGGTGATGTATGAGCAAGCACCGATGGTGGAGAAAAGATAGATATGGCTATCCAATAGAATATATCGTTAATAGCCCTGTTAAAAATATAATTAGAGTTATCGACATGAATATAAAAAAGTTATTTGGCAAGGATTTTAAAAACAAGCCGCCAACCAACAAGCTAAAGGATAAAGCATGAACGCAAACGCAAACAATTTATATTTATTAGCTGATGAAATGAAAGTATGGCCTGATGGTGTTAATGCTGAAACAGCCGTTAAAATTATGAGAGAGGCAGCAGACCAATTCGAACAAAAAGAGAAAGAGTTGCAGGGTTATAAAAAGACTCTTGAAAGATTATCAAGCATGGAAGCGTTTGAAATGTCACGCGCTATACATGATGTTTCAGACAAAGAGCTATTGGCGCGAATTGATTACGCAAGGGCTGCCATTGGAAATCCTAGAGGTGGTGAGAGTGAGTGAGCCAGTAATATTAAGTCGAGAAGATTGGAATAGCGTTACAAAAGAAAACGCAGAGTTAAAAAAGAAGTGCTCCGCTGAACAAATTAACAACGCTTACGCAGAAACAATAGAACGACAAGCCGCTGAGATTAGCAAGCTAAAGCAGAGTGAGAATAAGTTAGGGCAGAAGTTAGATGCCACCAAAAAGCAGCGTGACAGCCTTGCAAACTTTAATCCTGACTGGGATATGCTGGAGGCTACACAAGAATCATTGCGTGAACACATGGTTTTATGCAGAGAACTAAAAGAACGCTTAAAAAACTGCCTTAACCATGACAGCTTAATTGCTACTCGTAGTGAGCTGGATAAGAAAGATAAACGCATTACTAAGCTTAAAGGTGCTTTCGATGAATTTGACAAATTAACATACTCCTTCGACAGCAGAAAAAAGATGGAAGCAATAAGGGCAACCGCTAAAGGTGAATAGTATGTCGATTTCTCAAAAGTATATGCAATCAAGTAAAAGTATGCGAGAGGGTGAATAGTATGGGAATGATTTTAGAGATATACATAAATGACAAAGAACTTATTGAAGATTTAAAAGCCGTTGGTTCAGCAGATTTAAAAAATCACTTCTTACCGAAAGCGGGTATAAAAGCGGATAGCGTTACATTTTACACAGTTGAACCACCAAAGGATAATAACAATGAAAACAAATGAGCATGGATATAGAACCGTAGAATTTGGCGGGATTAGGGTAAACCCCAAAAAAGAATACTTAACCGACTTTGACAAATCAGTTATCAGGGAAATATTACAATCAAAAAATGAGGATATAGCCTCACGAGTGTGGGTCAGGCGTGTTCACAGCAGATTAGCGGCGTTCTTTAGTTTGGATGACCAAATCATAAGCGACCAGACCGCAATGGCTAGAAAGCGTTTAAAATACGCTGAGAAGCAGCAAACAGAGCGCATAAAGGCGTGTTCCATTGGTGCGCTGGCTGAAAAATTCCAATGCAAAGAATATTTAATTGAAAAACAGATAAATGAGTTTATGCAATGAGGGTTGATATTAAGCCTCTTTCAGTTAATGAGGCGTGGAAAGGCCGCAGATTTAAGACGGACGCATATAAAAAATATGAAAAAGACGTTTTAAAGCAACTTAAGCCAATGAATATACCTGATGGAGAGCTAGAAATAGTTATACAGGTAGGTTTTAGCAATAAAGGTTCAGACATTGATAACATAGCCAAGCCATTTATAGATATTTTACAAAAGAAGTACGGATTTAATGATTCAAGAGCGTATGCGCTTGTTTTATTGAAAAGAATCGTACCAAAAGGACAGGAATATATTAGTTTTTCTATATTTGAATGTTTAAAAATAATTGATTAATGTAAATTAATAGTGTAAAGTATAGGAAACAAGAGGGGGAAATAATGAGAATAGATTTAGTAGAAAGCATAAATGATGTGGTTAATATAATTGATAAAATGCCATTAGATGAAAAAGTAAAGGCGTTGAACCACATTAAAATGAGTATATCTGAGGTTAGCCCGTTCCACTCTGAGCCGGTTGACTGTGTTGTTTGGGTGAAAGGGGATAAAGTTAAGTCTAATGATTATAACCCTAATACTGTAGCCCCTCCTGAAATGGAATTATTAAGGCTCTCAATTAGCAATGACGGCTATACTCAGCCAATAGTTTCTATGGAGGATAAAGAGGAGTTTGAGGTTATTGATGGGTTTCACCGTAACAGAGTAGGAAAAGAGTGTGAAGACATAAAAGAAAGAGTGCATGGATATTTGCCTTTGGTTGTCATAAAGAAAGAGCGCGAAAACAAGTCAGATAGGATGACTTCAACAATTCGTCATAATCGCGCAAGGGGCAAGCATCGCGTAGATGCAATGTCAGATATTGTTATTGAGCTAAAAAAGAGAAACTGGACAAGCGAAAAAATAGGTCGAGAGCTTGGAATGGATGAAGATGAGGTTTTAAGGCTTTGTCAAATATCGGGTTTAGCAGAGGTTTTCTCTGATACAGAATTTTCCAGAGCGTGGGACGTAGATATTTTTGATGAAAATAATTACGAGGCTTTATTTTCCGAGGAGATGGAAAGTGAATAGGGTTTATCATACGTGGGATAAATGGGAGTGCTACCCTGCTGGATTCTTTGATGCTAAATGCAGGAATGGAGAAACAACAGAGGAGGCGGAGTTAACATACAAAAAACTGCTATCTGATAACGCTATGTTTTCCGCTTCGTTGTTCAGTCTTATCGAGCAATGGCCTAATTCATGTGAGCATAACTTAACAAATGAGAAAATGAACCGTATCGCATGGCTTGGCCAAGCTGCTTTAGCTTACGCTTATCATATACCCGCTAAATTTAGGAAAGGGTATTACATGTTGAGCGCTGATGAGAGAAAAGCGGCAGATAAAACAGCGCTTAAATATCTTAATAAGTGGCTTTCTAGTAAGGGCGAAAAAAATATAACACTGGAGGAGGCTGGCGCAACTTCTGTTGCTAACCAATATTAGGTGAATTATGTCTATAAAATTATATAAAAAGCACAGCGTTTTAGATGCAGCAAGAAAGAGAATTCAGTATGCGTTTGATAACTTTGAAAAACATTACGTTAGTTTTAGTGGGGGTAAAGATAGCTCTGTAATGTTTCACTTAGTTATGGAGGAGGCCATAAAAAGAAATGTTGTTGTTGGTGTTCTTCTAATAGATTTTGAAGCGCAATATAAAGCAACTTCAGATCACGCTATGGAAATGTTTGAGCGGTATGCAGATAATATTGATGTTCATTGGGTTTGTTTGCCTATGGCCTTGAGGAACGCGGTTAGTAATTTCGAGCCAAAATGGATTTGCTGGGATGAAGACGAAAAAGAGAATTGGGTCAGGGAATATCCAGACCACCCTTCTGTTATAACAGACGTTAATCATTACCCGTTTTTCCAGAAAGGTATGGAATTTGAGGAGTTTATCGTTTTGTTTGGCGAGTGGTACGGAGGAGGTGATTTAACAGCGGCCTTTATTGGTATTCGTTGTGATGAAAGCCTAAACCGATTTAGAACGATAGCCACAAAAAGAAAAGATATGTTTGATAAGAAGCAATTTACAACCAAAGTTGTTGACGAAACGTATAATGTTTATCCAATTTATGATTGGAGAACTGAGGATATTTGGGTTTATCACGGTATGTTTCCAAATAACCAGCACAATAAAATATATGACTTAATGAATATGGCGGGTGTTAAATTGAGTCAGCAGCGATTATGCCAACCATATGGTGACGACCAAAGAAGGGGTTTATTTTTGTATCACATCTTAGAGCCTGAAACATGGCGAAAGATTGTTGCGCGGGTAAATGGGGTAAATAGTGGCTCTTTGTATATACAGGAGAGCGGAAGTATAAACGGGAATAGATATATAACGAAACCAGACAACCATACTTACAAGAGTTACTGTGAGCTTTTACTGTCTACTTTACCTATTCCAACACAAAAGCATTATGTGAATAAATTTAAAGTGTTTTTAAAGTGGTGGTACAAACGCGGATACGATAAAGGTATTCCAGACGAAGCGCCTAGATTGTTAGAGAGCCAGTATCTGGCCCCCTCATGGCGTAGAATCTGTAAAACATTATTGAGAAATGATTATTGGTGTAAAGGTTTGAGAATGAGTCAACCAAAAAGCGAGGCTTATGGAAAATACCTGGATATAAAGAAAGCTAAAAAGAAAGCGAAGGTTAAGCCGTTCAGAATGAGCGCGTAATGGATAATATAATTTTATTATTGTCAGCGTCGCTGCTTGTATTTATGCGTGGTATGCAACAGCAAAATGTCATACATCGGTATTATTGGTGGGCTGCTTGTACAAGCTATTTAATCGCAATCGGTGAAGTGGCTATTGTTTTCAATGTTGCTCAAATAGGTTGGGCTGCTATCCCTTGGGTTGGTACTGGTGGGGCTATCGGGGTTACAGCCTCGATGTATGCACATAATAAGTGGATTAAAAAGTGAAACAAAGAGTATTACTAAAACAAGCTGATTTAGATAGGGCTGCAAGAGATATATCCGGCCTTGGTGGTAGTTTGCCTTTAGTAATAACAATAACAGAAGGCACAAAGACGCGCACATCACCACAAAATGCAAGATATTGGGCTGAGATAAGCTATTTCATGGACGAATTGAACAATGTTATCGAGCAAAAAGCAGATGAAACAGGATATTCTAATATTGAAGTGAGAAAAATACTGGCTGAAAAGCTACCGATTGAACAGGCCATTATCTTATTTGCCAAAAAGAGCGAGATAGTTCATCAAGTATTGAAAGATATTTGCGGTATTCCAACATCAACAAAGCTAGGAACTAAGGATTTTGTAAAATTTGAGGATAGGTTATCTCAAACAATGACGGAAATAATAGGAAATATTAGGGGGTTTTTAAGGTGAGTGAATTATTAAAGCTATCAATAGAGCATCCGTATTATTGTAGTGAATCAAATTATTACAGCAATGAGGCCTCAACTAAATGGGAGACTATGAGTGACTTTTTAGATGATATGGAAAAATCTGATATTGATATGAACTTGGTTTTTCGGTGGGATATAAAGCCCAATAGAGATTATGACACCGATGAAATACTTGGCGGGTATTATGCTGAGATATTTATTATTCATCAGAGAAAAGGGATATTTCACCCATGCTTAATTGGCGAGGTTACAGAAAAAGATGTGCCGCGATTAAAAGAATATTTATCTAAGCATTGGGATTACCTGTGTGAGTTATGGCAACCATTAGCAGAACTAAAGGAGGATGTATGAGCTATATAAACACAATTATGACGGCCATGCGCCCAAAATGCGTATACCGGCCAGCAGATTTGGCAGAATCAACACATATTCCAGTAAAGGACGTTAGTCGATGCTTGAAGATGCTAGAAAAAGGCGGAATGGTTGAGTCAACCAACACAGAAGAATATCGAAGAAAAAAACTCTATACAACAAAGCAAAAGAGTTTGTTTTAAATGGATAAGAGGCCAAGACATTACGCGGCGGAAATTATAAGCGAACCCAGCAGGGAAAAAAGAAAAGAAATGCTGGGCAAAGTTCCTGAGATATTTAGGGGGTGGGTTAGAGATATAGTTGTGTCTACATTTGAAATAAGGCTAAAACAAAGGAAAAACCGATGATTAAACGATTCCCAACAACAAAGAACCCGCTAGATATAGGCGAAAACAAAGGCCATGCTAGTTATATGCAAAATAGATTAAGAGCTGGAGCAGAGGCGCATTTTAAAGAGGTTGAGAATAGGGAGTGTAAAAATGGAAAATGTAATTAATTTGACAGATTACAAGGTCAAAAAGATTCTAGGCAGCATGAGCGATATAGTGCTGGACGATAAAAAGCGTGACAGGCTTTTAAATGATATAAAGAAGTGCAAGGAAGAATATAAGGAGAAAAAATGAACAATACAAAGCATAAAGATATTACCACCTCTGTCCTGATGGCTTTTTTTGCTTGGGTTGTTGCGATACTAGCTTTAGTCGCTTTTAGTTGGGTTGTTGGGTATTTTTCTAAAGTATTACTTGATTTTCTATGAATGAAAAATAACTGTATTTATTGAGGTGAAGCATGAAAAATATATTATTATTTACTTGTTTAGCGTTAATTATTATTTTCTTATCTGGCTGTCAAATAAAGCCAAAGGCTGAGGTATTGTTAGAAATGGATCAATTCACTAACTGCTCAGAGTTAACGGTTAGTGAAAAGAAGTCCGGCATTACCATTAATTGTAAGCGTTAATGATAAACAACCTCTTCGGCCTCGGTGAATATATCATGAACAAACTGATCTAATTCTTCATCGGTTAGCGTTTCAACAATGTCGAGTGGACCTATACCGTATTCGACTAAGAATGATATTTTTCTCTCTCTGTCCATAATTACCTCTAAATCCAGTCTATGGTTGGGTATAATGGCTTATTTGTGCTAAAATGTGAACATGGATAAGAAGGTATACACAGGAAACAAGCCAATAAAAGAGCATGTTGAGCAATTAACAAGCCTTTACGGTATGCCGGAACATGCAGCGCATAAAGTTAAAGTGCTAGGAAAGCCGAACATTAAACCTAAACAATCTATTCAAGTAAGAAAGCTAAAACAGGAAATATGGTCATGATGGAATGTATTTTTATAGGTATTGTAGCGACGATAATCTGCTTAATTGGATATGGCCTGTATAAACTATCTCAAAAGGACTACAGGTGATAACAGCAAGAAGAAATAAATATTTCTACCAAATAATAGAGCAAACCTACTGCACCCGATCAAGAAGATACACTATTGATGTATACGCTTAATAAGTGGTAATATAGAGCTATCTGAAACTAATCGGAATGGTGAAAGCCTTGAAAAAACCCACACAATCATACACACCTAAACCAACAGACATGGTAATGGTGCCCGCAAACTCCAAAGCAGGCAAAACTCTTGCGGCTATCTATAATAAAGCGTTTAACAATCAAAAAGTTAAAGGTTGAACTAATATGCCAGGTGGAGCACCAAAAGGAAACAACAACGGCGGCAAGAATAAAATCTGGTCTGATGCTTTGCGCTTAGAGTTAGCTGGTACTCGGAATGCAGCAAAATTACGTAGACTTGCAAAAAAACTCATAGAGCAAGCGGAAGACGGCAACATGCAAGCCATGAAAGAAATAGGCGACAGGCTAGAAGGGAAGCCCAACCAATCAATTGACGTTGCTGTTACTGAGATAACACACGAAGAAGCGCTCGACATGCTCGATAATGAGTAAAGAAATAACAGAGCGAGAAATAGCAATACGCACCTATCTAAAAAACAACTTCGAGGCGTATGCTAGTAAGTGTTTACAGATTAGAACAAAATCAGGAAAGCTTGAGCCATTCACGCTAAACAAAGCCCAAAAATATATTCACGAAAAACTAGAAGCTCAACTAAAAGAAACTGGAAAAGTCAGAGCCAATATACTCAAGGGTAGACAGCAAGGGTGCTCAACTTACACAGAGGCCCGATTCTATTGGAAGGCAACCCATAGAAAGGGTGTGAGAGCATTTATCCTTACACATGAAGACGAAGCCACTAAAAACCTTTTTGAAATGGCACAACGATTCCATGACCACAATAACCCGCTATTAAAACCATCTACCGGTGCCGCTAATGCTAGAGAGCTGTATTTTGATGGTCTAGATTCTGGCTACAGAGTAGGCACAGCAAGAACAAAAGGCACCGGCCGCTCTGGTACGTTTCAATATTTTCATGGCTCAGAGGTTGCTTTTTGGCCTCATGCAGAAGAACATGCAAAGGGTATCATGCAAGCTATACCAGACGAGAGCGATACTGAGTCAATAAGAGAGTCCACAGCCAATGGGGTTGGTAACTACTTCCATCAACAATGGAAAGCGGCTGAACGCGGAGAAGGGGATTATATAAACATATTTATCCCTTGGTTTTGGCAAGATGAATACAAGAAAGAGGTCGCCGATCTTGTTCTTGATGAAGAAGAAGAAAAGCTTGTAGAGTATTACGGGTTGTCAAATAGCCAGTTAGCATGGAGAAGACAGAAGATTGTCGATTTATCCGTTAGCGGTGCAGATGGAAAATCAGCCTTTAAGCAAGAATATCCATGTAATGCAGCAGAGGCATTCCAGCTAACAGGTCAATTAGGTCTGATTAAGCCTGAAATAGTTATGAAGGCAAGGAACAATACAGTTAATGGAAACGGCCCATTAGTTGTTGGTGTTGACCCGTCAAGGGGCGGCGATAGATTTTCAACCATTAAGCGGCAAGGAAGGAAGTCTTATGACTTGAACAGCCATAAGGACGAAAAGGTTGATAAACTTGGTAAGGCTGTGGCGATATGTAAAGATATTCTTGATACTGTCTGCCCTATAGCTGGAAAAATTCCTGATATGATGTTTATTGATGCCGGTGGCGGTGCTGATCTAGTTGATAGATTGCATGAACTTGGTTACGAGGACAGGGTTAAGGCTATCGCTTTTGGTTCAACTGCGCTAAATACAAAAAGATATACCAACAAGAGGAACGAAATGTGGGGGGAGACTAGCTCATGGCTGAATGACGAGAATTTAGATGTGGAGCTGCCGGACGAAGACTCGCTACAGGCTGATTTATGTTCTTCTTTGTATAGTAGGGACTCACATGATAGGATTGTGCTATTATCGAAAGACAAGATTAAAGCTGAGTTTGGTTTTTCTCCTGATGAAGGCGACGCGCTAGCCCTTACTTTCACTGAACCGGTTAAACCGAAGAAAAAGAAGAAAGAACGCAGACCACAACATCATTATTCTGGAGGCGGGTCATGGATGGGGTAGGTGCGCCTATTGTATCTTATATAATATTTGTGGTTGTATTTTTGATTTTCGCCATTTATTCAGAACCAAAAATGTAATAGGATAAGTCATGCCAAAAGATACTACTGCTGAGAAAGCAGAAGATACAATCAAAGCCGCTAAAGACTGTCTAGAGAAATACCAAGACAGAGAGAGTGAGAATATTAATCTAGCAGAGGAGGCAATCCGCTTTAGAGCCGGTGAGCAATGGCCTCAAGCAATACGCCGCGACCGAGAAGACGAACATCAAGAGGGCGGATCCCGTCCTTGCCCTGTCCTAGACAAAACAGACCAATACGTTAGACAAATCGTAAACGAGGAACGATTAAACCGAGCCGCTATCAAAATACGCCCCGTAGACAGTGGCGCAGACCCCGAAACAGCCGATATTTACACAGGCATAATCAGGCACATCGAGGACGAATCCGAAGCTCTAGTTGCTTATACAACAGCAGGAGAGCATGCTGTTGATGGTGGCTTCGGTTATTTCCGAATATTCTCTGAATACGTCAACCCGATGTCATTCAGTCAAAAGCTCACTATTAAGCGAATCAACAACCGTTTCTCTGTATCTCCAGGCTACCACACTGAATCCGACGCGGCAGACATGAAAGAGTGTCTTATTTGGGAAGATGTACGCCGCGCTGATTTTAAATCCGAATACCCAAAAGCTAAGGAGGTCGGGTTTGAGGATAACGGCGATTGGGCTGATAAAGATATGATTCGTGTAGCCGAATATTATTGTATAAAGCCTGAACCCACTACTATTCATTTATTTGACGATGGCCGCGTCATTACCGATAAGGATTTTAAGCAAGCTAAAGAAATAGCAGAAGCAGAGGGGATAGAAGTACCCGAGCCTGCCGCCACACGCGAAACAGCGGTAAATAAGGTTATGTGGTACAAAGTTACAGCAGAAGAGGTTCTCGAACAGCGCGAGCTAACCGGCCTTAGCTATATCCCTGTTATTAAAGTCACAGGTAACGAGCTAACTATGCCGGACGGTAAGATTCGTTTAACGGGCGCGGTTTATGCTGCAATGGATGCCCAAAGACTGCATAACTACTCAATCGCTGGATATGTGGAGCATGTTGCTCTTGCTCCACGCGCCCCTTGGATTGCAGAAGAGACGCAAGTTGAAGGATACGAGAACAGCTACTCAGACGCTAATCGCAAACCTATCGCTTTACTCAAGTATGCTGCTACAGCAGATGAGAGTGGACACCCTATCCCACCGCCACAAAGAACACCACCGGCCGGAATGTCTACAGGCTGGCAACAGATGCTTTCTAATACCGAACACGGCGTAGAAGCTGCTTTTGGTATGTATGGCGCTTCGGTGGGTGCAACAGGACAAGAGAAGTCCGGAGTAGCATTACAGGAGCAAAAAACGCAAGGCGCAATCGGTCAATATCAATTTCCTGATAATCTCGCAAGATCAATCCAACATTGCGGACGTATTTTATTAGAATGGATACCGATTGTTTACGATACAGCAACAGTTGCCCGTATTTTAGGTGAGGACGGAACACAAGAGCAGGTCCAGCTTGATCCCAACCAAGAAACCTCGATGATGGAAACAGCAGACCAGATGGGCAAACCTACTGGCAAATCCTATAATCTATCAGTCGGGACTTACGATGTAAGTGTATCGGTGGGCGCTAGTTACACATCGAAACGCCAAGAAGCTGTAGAGACACAAACCCAAATCATTCAAGCCGCGCCAGAGTTAATGCCTGTTATTGGCGATATTTTATTCGGCAACATGGATGCTCCTGGCTCCGATAAGATTTCAGAAAGACTTAAAACCATGCTACCCCCAGAGATTAAAGGTCTAGAGGAAGAAAAGGGAGAAATAGACCCACGCACTATGGAGGCTATGGCGCAAATTGAACAAGCAGCCGCCCAGCTTGAAGAAAGAGGGCAGCAATTACAAGAGTTTGAGCAAGAATTAAACAAGACTGCCGATGAAATTGGCGCTGATAAAGTAACCACAGACTCGCAATTAAAAGAATTGAGCGCACAGAGAAAAGTGCTGGCAGCTGACTCTAAAACATTAAAAGCCACACTGGAATTATTAGGCATACAGCTTATTAATCAGATTGAAGATATAACCGAGCCAGTAATGATGGCGCTAAATGAGCAAAAACAAGAAGTACAAGAAGAGGACGAAAACGGAGAGCCGAAAACTATCGTAATTCAAGACCCAGCAATGCAAGAAATACTTGAAAACATAACATTAATGACACAGGCATCAGTTGCACAGATGGCAGAGACTGTTAATGGTGCTCTTATGTCGGTATCTGAGAGTATTAATGCACCAAGGGAAACAACATTACAATTTGATGAAAACGGCGAACCCATTGGGAGTGTTACGCAGTGAGCGATAACGTCTTTGTTCATCCAGCGCAGGAGGCCAATAGAGTCTCGGTTGCTACTGATGAGATAGATGATGGTTTAGGTAATAAAACACATTATCCTATTTATAAAACGGCCTTTGGTACTGCCGATTCTGTTACTCAAGTAGATTTAAGCAACCCTTTACCTGTAACAGCTTCATCTTTACCGCTACCAGCGGATGCAGCAACACAAACAACGCTAGCCGCAGTTTTAGCCGAGTTAGCATTAAAGGCTGATTTAACAGAGATACAGCCCGTTTCGGCATCTTGGGCTAACCCTGTGTTTACGCCTGATTTTCTTATTGAGGTTCAAAAAGGCAATATTGCTGGTCATTCAATCGTACACAAGTACGGCAGAAATGGCGCTGTACCAAATGGATCGTGGGCTTTTGTTGGGGTGCTAGGTGCGGTAAATCACCTGTCAACACCAACTACTGTTCGCATAAAGGCTGGCGGTAATGCGGCAGACGTAGCAGGTGGCGCGGGTTGCAGAGAAATTACTGTTCAAGGTATAGATTCTACACTAGCAGAAATATCCGAGACTATAGTCACGGCAGGAGCAAGCGCCTCAAGTGCGACCACAGCCTCTTTCTGGCGAGTACATCGCGTTAAAGACCCAATAGTCGGGACGTATGGCGCTGCAAATACTGGTGATATAGTTATAGAGAACTCAGGTGGCGGTACAGATCTTGTAATGGTTGCTGCTGATGAGGGGCAATCCCAGTATGCGGGGTTTACTATTCCAACAGGAAAAACAGGGTATATTCAAACTATAACAATTACGGTGAATGCCTCAAAACCCGCTAATATTAGAATGTTTTATCGCTCAAATATAACAGATACAACAGCCCCGATGACTGGCAAGGCATTAAAATTAAATCTTGACGGGATAGATGGTGTATTTAACTTTAGACCAGCCAGCCCTCTTAGCCCTATCCCTGCTTTGACAGATATTTGGTTTGAGGCTTATGGGAACGGTAATGCTAGTGCCGTTTCTGTGGATTTTGAAATATTGTTAGTGGATGATTAATATGATTGCTAAAGTACAAAAGAAAGACGGTGATTTTGCTTACATTAATCCAGACCAAATTGAGAGGATTGCTGTTTTAGATTTAAGGTATTCTGTGACTATGCCGAGCGGATTCTCTTTTTATGCCGATAAAAGTGACCCAATTATTACGGGGTTAATAACTGCCGCAGATGCCGGTTAATGATTGATGTAACACCTCAAGGGCCTGGGTTTTTCTTTTTCTTTCGCTATAAAACGATAGAAAGCGGCGGATATAAAAAGCCGGTATATGTTGATTACGGAACCGAGGGCGAGAGATTTACACCAAAGACCAAAGACGAGGAAGATGCTAAACCAATTATTGAAGCAGTATTGGAAAAAGCAGTAGAAACACAGGAAATAGAAACAAAAACCGATATAGATTTAATGCTTCGGTTAAGATTAGAGCGAGAAGGGCTTAATTACAATATAGCCTATCTTGAATGGGTATTAGGTCAAATTAGGCGCAGAAAAAGAAATAAAGCGGCTGTTTTGCTATTACTGAATTAAGTGTTATTATTAAAACGTACTACATTGTCACTGTCGTGAGACAGCAAGTTAGATGTAGATGTAATGCTGAGAAGCATAACTAAATGGAGACATAAAATGTCCGAAGAAGAAACGGTCACAACTACCGAAAACGTTGATGTTGAACAAACTCCCGAAGCTGCTGAAACAGCAGAAAACACCTCTGTCGAGGATGCGGAAGCCACAACCGCCGAAGAGACTACGGAAGCCCCAGAAGTTGAGGAAAAACCGAAAGTTGATCGAACTAAGAAAAAAATGGCAAAAGTCTCGTATGAGAATAGAGAGCTAAAAAGACAGGTAGCGCAACTAGCTAAAGCAGTAGAAGAGCAATCAAAAGCTGTATCTGCCGCCCAAGGCAAAACTGAGCCGCCTAATATTGAAGATTATGACACGATGAATGATTATCTTGATGCAAGAGATAATTACCGTGATACGCAGCGCGAGGCGAAAGCCAAGCCGGAGGCTAGAGAAACAGCTAACACAGGATACGATCCTCGTGATGAGTTGTTTGATAACGGCCAAGAGCGTTATGATGATTTTGAAGAGGTTGTTGGTGGTGATGTAAGTATTTCCCCACAAATGGCCGCAGCAATCTTTGAAATTGACGACCCAGATCTTCAAGTTGATGTTGCTTATTATTTTGGTAACAACCATAAAGAAGCAAGCAAAATAGCTCGATTGTCAGAGAGGCGGCAAATCGCAGAGGTCGCTAAGATTGAGGTTAAATTATCAAACAAAACCCCTGCAAAAAAGACAGCGTCTAAGGCGTTTAAACCCATAAATCCTGTTGGAGGAGCTAAAACCTCAAGCAGCGAGATTCAACCCGTAGAGGAATTTGAATCATTTATGAAAAAGCGCAACAAACAACTAAGACGCTAAACATTAATTTATAGTCGGGAGACTAAAAATGGCAAACTCAATATTAACTATCGACCAAATCACGAATGAGGCATTGCGCCTCGCTCATGAAAAAGCGTCATTCATCGGTACGATTAACCGCCAGTTCGACAGCTCGTTTGGCCGCTCGGATGGTAAAATCGGCGACACACTCCGTATCCGCAAACCTTCACAATACACTCGCCGTCAAGGTAGTCGTGTTATGGACGTTCAAGATGCAGAAGAGCAAAACACAACTTTAGTAACAGCAACGCAAGATGGTGTTGATATGAAGTTTAACTCACGCGAATTATCGCTTGATCTGCAAAACTTCTCACAGCAGCACTTAGAACCAGCTATGGCGGCAATGATTTCAGGTATTGAATCTGATGTTATCCAAGGTTGCACTAAATTAACTTACAACCTAGCAGGCACAGCAGGAACGCCTCCGACAGATCTCGCCTCAACAGGTGCGGCACGCGCCAAATTAAACCAAAACTTAGCCCCTAAAGATGGAAACCGATGTATTCAGATGGATTCTGTAACTATGGGCGGCTTAGTGAATGGCTTAAAAGGTTTATTCCAAGATTCAGACCAAATCAAAAAACAATACCGTGAAGGTATGGTTGGACGTACTGCGATGGCTGATTTCTATGAGAACGAGCGCGTATGGACAATGACCAACGGCGCAGATGTAGCTGGTGCAATCAATCAGACTTCATTCACAAACGGTCTCAGCACTTTGACTGTTGATGCTTATACAGCAGCGCCGGAGGTTGGCTCTGTTTTCACTATCGCCAGCGTTAAGCAGGTACACCCCGAGACTAAAGCTTCATTTAGTCACGATCAACAATTTACTGTTACAGCGGCAACAACTACTTCTATCACGTTCTCTCCTGCTATGTATTGGGAAGGTGCGCGCCAGAATGTTGATCATCAACCGTCTAACGATGACGTGATCACTCATGTAGGTTCAGCTTCTACGGGTTATGTTCAAAACTTGATGTATCATAAAGATGCATTCACTTTTGCGACTGCCGCCCTACCAATGATGGCTGATGCGGCTAAATGTGTCGTTAAGTCATACGACGGTTTAAGTGTTCGTGTGTGGCAAGCGTCGGATATTCGCAATGATGAAATGTTGACTCGTATCGATATGCTGTATGGTTATGCAGCTATCCGTCCTGAGTGGGCTTCACGTGTTACTTCTTAAGGAGAATTAAAATGGCTTTAGCAGATGTAGAAAGATTAGATTATGGTTCTCCTGATGGTAGTCTTGCAAAAGGCTTGCATCGTGAGGTTATTTCTGGCAAGGGCAACACCACGATAGCTTATGAGTTGAAACCAGAGCAGTCTGGTGCGCTCTGTTTGTTTGATGCGGCTGATGGTGTTATTTACACGCTACCTGCTCCTGTTGTCGGCATGAAGTTTGACTTCATAGTGACGGTGGCTGGTACGAGTAACGCGTACTCTATTGATACAGACGCAGCAACTACCTTTATTGGTGGCGGTGTTGGTTCGTTTTCAACAACTGTTGCAGAGGGTGGCGATAGCTTTGCTGCTGATATTGCGGCGACTGTATCATGTGACCTTGATAGTGATTTGACCGGTCGATTGGTTGGTACTCAACTATCTATCACTTGCACAAGCGCAACAACGTGGGTTATCTCTGGTAACATTCACGGCGTTGGCACACTAGCGACTCCATTCGCATAATTGTAAGCCCCCTCTTCGGAGGGGCATTTTTAAGGATAAATTATGGAAATTTACCAATTACACCCTAATCATGGTCGCCATATTGCTTATAATCAATTAGAAGAAAAGGGCAACATTGAGAACGGCTGGGCAACAGTAACAAAAGAAGAATTTTACTCTGGAATCCTAAGTAAGCCGAAGCCAAAAGAAGAAAATAAAGAAGAATACAAATTATCGCATGATGAATTGGTCGAGCTTTACGTGTTGAAGTTTGGCAAAAAACCGCATCATAAATTGAGCGCGGAAAACATCCAAAAGAAGCTTGATGAATAATGGCTGTCAACACAGAAAACGGCACTCTTAGCTCATTTACTGCAAGTGATATTATCACTCGCGCTTATCGTATTCTAGGCGATATTGCAACAGGTGAGACAATTACAGCAGCGCAAGGCAGTGTTGGGCTTGAGGCGCTAAACGCCATGTTAGATGCGTTTTCTATTGAGAGGTTGATGATTTACGAAGTAAGGCAAGAGGATTTAACTTGGCCATCATCCACAACAAGCCGCACGATAGGTAGCGGGGCAGATTTTGACACACATAGGCCCGACAGAGTTGAAACCGGCACTTTTTTTATAGACTCAAACAATATTGCATACCCTGTTGATATAATTAGAAATAGAGAAGTTTACGACAGCATCCCTGATAAAACGGTGACATCTTCATACCCGAGCAAGCTATTTTATGATCCGTCATCTACATGGGGAACGCTTTATGTTTACCCAATACCTGACGCCTCTTTGACATTAAAGCTTAATTCTTGGCAGCCATTACAGATATTTGACAATCTAACCGAGGCTCACGTCCTTCCGGCGGGCTATCGTCGAATGATGGCGTACAATCTCGCACTGGAATTAGAGTCTGAGGCAGGCTTACCGATGGCCTCAAACGCCATAAGAATTGCCTTACAGTCAAAAGCATCAATTAAAAAGCATAATAACTTACCTATATTATCATCAACCAGTACAGCTTACGTGCTAGATGGTCGGGGTCGATCTGATATTATGGCAGGCCAATGAGAGCAGAAGCCCCTCTTTTTGGTTTAGGTCTTCATTCTAAGTCGCCTAACGTAACAAGTAACAAGTTAATCAATGCTTATTATGAGTTCCAGAAAAACCCAGACAGAACATCGGTCGCGATTTATGGTACGCCAGGGCTTACTCTGTTTTTAGATCAAGGCGACACCCCTTGGAGAGGGCTGCACGTTGTTGATAATACAATGTATGGCGTTCATCGAGGCACGTTTTACTCGATAACAAATGCTGCTGTTGCTACAGCAAGAGGCACGATAGGCACAACAAGCGGAAAGGTAGGGATTTGTGATGATGGTACGCTTATTACTGTTGTTGATGGTAGTGAAATTTATACTTATGATACTACTTCGCCAGCTACGCCTATTGCGGCGGTAGCGGATGCAGACCGACCTACAAGTCCAAATACATGCGTATTTCAAGGCGGAAGAATATTAACCGATGAAAATGGTACAAGCCAATTCAAGGGTAGTGAGTTATACGATAACACAGATTGGGACGCGCTCGATTTTGCTACGGCTGAATCAAACCCCGATAATTTAATAAGAGTTATCAATTACCGAGGTACTGTTGTCTTGTTTGGACAATATACAACTGAATTCTGGTCGAATATCGGTGGTTCGGGATTTCCTTATACCAAAGTACTACAAGCAGATGTTGAGTATGGTCTTGATGCCCGATGGTCTGTCGCACCTTTTGCTGGAACATTCGCTTTCTTAGCTACAAACCGAGAAGGTCAAGTCATTGTTTCGGTGTTAAATGGGTATTCTACGCCTACAAGAATTTCCAACTTTGAACTAGAAAATGAAATAAACAGTTATGCCACTACCGGCGATGCGTCTGGTTTTGGCTATATGTTGGGAGGCCATCCAATGTATCAGCTTAATTTCCCCACAGAGAGCAAAACGTGGCTTTATGATGGCTCGACTCAATATTGGTCAGAGTTACAATATAATTCAGGCGAAAGACACAGGGCGGAACTAAGTGTCGATTTTCTTGGTAAAACCATCGTTTCTGACTACGAAAACGGAAAAATATATAAACTGGAGTCCGAAGCATTAACGGATAACGGTATGGATATACATATGATATTATCCGGTAAACATATATTTAATCAAAAAAAGAAGGTGCGATTTACTCGGTTAGAACTAGGATTAGAGTCTGGAGTAGGTCTTGTTACAGGCCAAGGATCCGAACCTGTTGCTGGTTTGCGTATTTCAAAAGATGGTGGTAATTCATTCGGCGCAGAAACTTACGCTCGTATGGGCAAGCAAGGTGAATACACTAAACGTTGTATTTGGCGAAATTTAGGCTCTGGGCGAGATATCGTACCACAGATAACAATAACCGACCCAGTAAAACGAGTTATTACAGACTGCACCTTAATTATTGAGGATGGATTATCATGAGCCAACCTCCTACACAGAAGCCATTTGATGAAAACGGCAACCCAGATAACGCATGGATTGAATGGGCCTTAAATGTTACTCGCAACTTAAAATATAAAGGCTCTGACACTACGGCAAACAGACCGACGAACGGCCTAACTGATGGTGACTGGTATTTAGATACTACATTAGGCTATCCTATATGGTATTATGGTAGTGTGTGGATAAATAGCGCAGGCACTACAGTTTAAAATTACTGTCGGGAGACAGAAAATGACGCAAATTCAGCATGTAACAAAAAAAGAAATGTTAAGGCGTACCGGCACAAACGCGCTTGGCTACACTTACCCAAAAGAAAACCTCATTCTTTTAGAGAAAGGCTTAACCGGAAAGAAAAAGCGAGAAGTTATAGCCCACGAAAAAAACCATCTAGCAAAAGGTGAAGAGGGGCCGTTTTGGGGTGCTGTTGCTATGGCTGCTGCATCCTTGATAGGCAACAACCAAAAGAAACAGGCTGAAAAAAGAGCGGCTGGAAATGCCGAGGCAAGAATAAAAGACTCGGAAACTAATCAGCTAGCCGCAATAAGAGAGGGCGTTAATAATGCTTTACCCGCACTTACTGGTGGTTATGAAAGCGCGAAAAATTACCTTTCCCCTTATGCTAGCTTTGGTGCAGATCAGCTTACAGAAACTCAGAATTGGCTTAAATCGCCAGAAGGTAGATTTAACGCGCCCACTATGGATGACGTAAAGAATAGCGCTGGATATTCTTCTAGGCTTGGAGCAATAGAAAACTCAGCAGCAGCTAAAGGTGGTTTATTTTCTGGTAATGCCCTTAGAGATATAGGTGATTTTGGCTCAAGAGAATATGAAAAAGAATATGGTCGAAATTTAAACGCCTATTTGCAAGACCTATCAACGAGAATGGGGTTGCTTCAATTTGGTTCAGACGCAGCCAGACGGTCTGCTGGACTAGAGTCAGAATATGCATCTAACACAGCAAATATCCACACTGGCAAAGCCAGCAATTTATCGGGTATTTATAGCGCGTCCGCTTCTCCGCTTGCTAATTTGGCATTAAAAAAAGGCGGCTCAGACTCAAGGCAAATTGATGATTTCAGTAACACATTAGGCAGCGCATACGGAGAATATCAAGGAAATAAAAATTGGAATGATTTTTTAAGTAGGATGGGGAGGTAATCATGCCTAACGCTTTCGACAGCTACTTAAAAGCAAAACAAAACGCTATGCAAGAAGGGCAAAACATGCTTTTAATGGAGCAAGCCGCTCGTAAAATACAGCGCGACAATAAGATGCGTAATATTTTAGCGAATACTTATACTCCTGCTGAGACTTTACCCGATTATCCCGCACAAACAATGCCAGCAGCAGAAGCAATGGGGCCGATACCTCAAGTTGAGGGCGATGCCTATTTGCCTGGAGAAGCCTTGAGAGACTACCCAGCGCAAACACTACCTGCTGCCGCAGCTCATGGGCCTGTACGACCTGGTAGATTCAGTATGGAAAACGCACTAAGCGAAATGTACAAGCAAGGTTTAGGTGTTGAGGCTTTACCGCTTGAAATGCAAATGCAAGCCGCAGGAAAAAGTAAGCGTGACATTCTATTAAAAGATAAACTAAAAAGACAGCAAGCAAAAGAAATGTTTGATTTAATTAAGTCAAAAGGCGGCGACCTAGGCCCTTACAAGACAAAGATTAAACCTTCTGGGGTTGAGTTTGAAATAGACCCTTATGCGGCTAAAAAGGCGGATTTAGAACAGAAAAAGTTTGAGTATGAAACCGGAACCAACGCTTTGAGCAGAATTCCATCTAGAATAAGCGATAGATTGCCTCAAAAAATGCGTAATGAAATTAAATCTAAAGAATTAGGCGCTATTGCAGCAAAAGAAGGTGCGGCTTTAGGTGAAGCAAAGACAAAACTTGAAACATTAAAAGCCAACTTACCGAGATTAAAAACTGTTGTAAAACAGCTTAGTAAATTAGGAAAAAAAGCCACTTATACTTATTTAGGGCAGGGGTTAGATTTTGCTGGCAGACAAGCTGGGATTACAACAGAAGGCGCTATTGCTAGAAAAGAATATATATCTAAGGTTGATAACGAAATCTTACCTTTATTAAAGCAGACTTTTGGCGCAGCCTTTACCGTAAAAGAAGGGGAATCATTAAAAGCCACCTTGGGCGACCCTAATGCATCACCAGAAGAAAAAGATGCGGTATTAAGATCGTTTATTGACTCTAAAAACGCACAGATTGAAACCATGCAGCGCAGAGCTGGCGAAGTGCCGCGAGAAAGTCTTAATATTCAGGATTTGGTCGATAAATATGCCGACTAGAGAGCAATTAGAATCCGCGTTATTTAATGCCGATAAAGCTGGTGACTTTCAAGCAGCTAAGTCAATAGCGAATGAGTTAAAAAGCTTTAATATTGATTTACCTCAGCATGATTACCTACGCCCTCAAGAAACACCTGTCTCCGATGCGGGTCTTGCTTTGGTTAGCGGCGCAAACACTTTACTACCTAATATCGCGGGTTTACCTATGGATTTTGCTAGGAATGCCGCAAATTTAGGTTTAGCTGGGTATGGAGTTGCTAGAAAAGAATTAGGTGAAATAATGGGAGAAGATGGATATATTCCGCCCGAACCAATAAAGCCGCTAATTGGCGGCTCTGAGTGGATGCGCCGAAAAATAGCCTTAAGCACCCAAGCGTTAGGCGGCGATCCATTTGCTATGCCTAACCCAAGCGACCCGTTACAGCAAAAAGCGCACATGGCTGGTAGTATACTAGCATCAGGCGCACTAGCGCCATCCAAAGGAATCAAAGAGGCCGCGCTAAATGTGGCTCGAATGACTGTACCCGCTACTGGTGCGGTAGGCATGCAAGAAGCCTTCCCAGAACAGCCTTTAGCTCCAATAATCGGCATGATGGCTGCCCCTGCTGGCGTAGCTGCTACAGTGAAGACAAAAAACGCTATTTCGCCAACAGTGTCCGCAGCAAAATCATTTTTGAAGGCGCATAAGCTAGGTTATAAAGTGCCACCTGCATTAGCAAAACCATCAAAAACGCAACAAGTTGTCGAGGGGTCTGCTGGTGTTGTTCCAACAAAACAAAAAGCGTCACTATTTAATCAAAAAGTAACTAATGACCTAATTAAGAAAGATTTAGGGTATCCGAAAGATGTACCGTTATCTCGTGAGGGATTAGGCGCTATCCGTTCTGAGGCTGGCCGCGTTTATGAAAAAGCCAAAACAGTCGGCACATTTAAAACAGACAAGACTTTCATCGGTGATATTAGTAAGATTTCTAACCAAGGATCGGCTTTAGCAAAAGAGTTCCCTAATATGGTGAAGCAAGATGTCGCTAAACTAGCAAAAACATTCAATAAAAAACAAATATCATCGGAGGCTCTAGTTGAGGCGGTTAAGCAATTACGCGCCGATTCATCTGCTGGGTTTCGGTCACAAGACCCTTCAACGCTTGCTCTAGCAAAAGCTAACGGTAAAATGGCCAGCGCTTTAGAGAGTTTAATGGAAAGAAGCATAAGTAAAACACACCCAGAACTTTCTCCTTCTCTAAAAGCGGCTAGGCAGAAAATAGCTAAGACTTACACAGTAGAGAAAGCCTTGAAGGGTGATAATGTTGATGCGGTAGCTTTAGGGCGCGACCTCGACAAAGGCAAGCCGCTTTCAGGTGTTATCCGCGACGTAGCTGAGTTTGGTCAAAGCTTTAAAGGTGCGGCCCAAGTTAATGTTCCTCAGCAAACAAATTTTAGGCCGATGGATTTACTAACTGGTGTAAGCGGTGCTGCTGTAACAGGGAATATGATGTGGCTTACTGCCGCATTAGCAAGACCGGCGCTGAGAACGCTAACCTTATCTAAGCCTTATCAGGCGGTATTAGCTAGACAGCGCCCAGAGGTTTTGACTCAAGCAGTTAAAGAGCTTAAAAACATAGCAACAATGGCAGACAAGCAAGCTCAGTCTGTCGCTATATCATCAATGATGGCCGACCTTCAAGAATCAGGAAATATTGACTCTAGGTAGTTTGCCAAGATTAAAATAAAAATTATGGTTATAATTATCTCCATAGTTTAAGTATAACGCACAGTCGGGAGACTGCAAATGGCTCAAAAGATAAACCCGTTTTCGGGCAGACAGTTTTTAGATGCAAACGGCGACCCATACTCTGGCGCTCAGTTGTTTATTTACTCGGCTGGCAGCTCGACAAAAATCACCACAACAAAAGATTCTGCTGGTTCGTCTAATCACGCTAATCCGATTATATTAAACTCAAGAGGAGAGCCTGGTGATGGTGCTGGTGCTTCTCAGGCTATCTGGCAGTCAGAGGGCGTATCTGTAAAACTTGTTCTCGCACCATCCACAGATACTGATCCACCTGTTGCCGCTATTTCATCATGGGATAATATCTCCGGTATTAATGATACCACTGTAACAATTGATCAATGGATAGCTGGCCCGAACCCGACTTATGTTGACGCGACATCTTTTACCTTAGTTGGCGATCAAACCTCCGATTTTCATGTTAATAGGCGGTTAAAAACCTCAAATACAAGCGGATCTATATACTCAACCATCATATCGTCTGCATACACAACCTTGACTACTATCACCGTCATAAATGATTCTGGTACGCTAGATAGCGGTCTTTCTGCTGCATCTTACGGGATTAATACGGCAACAAATCAGTCTATTTCCTCGTATGCCGTTACCTCTCTTTTAGAAACATTCACGCCAACAGTTCAAGATAGCTCGCTAAGTGACGCAGAAGGACAGACATACACGACTCAAAAAGGTTTTTATACACGCATAGCTAATCGAATATTTTTTGATATCACTCTTGATGTAAGCAGTTTAGGAACGCTAGCCGCTGCAAGCAGTGTAAGGGTCGCCAATCTTCCTCTTGCAAGTACTTCAACAACGGATTACAACTCGTCGATTTCGGTAGGTTTTGGTGATAATTTTTCGTTTACTGCTGGTAGCTCTGTAACTGGGACAATAGCTGCGGGTAACTCCTATATAACCCTTTTTGACTGGGACTCCACATCTGGCGTTAGTCCATTTATTCTTTCTCAATTGGGCGGAACGGGTATTTTACGTATATCAGGTAATTATGCGGTTTAAATGATGCAATGATAAAAAATCACCTTCCATCTAATTGTTACTCTAAAAACAGAATGAAGTCTGTTGATGGTGCTGTAATTCATTTTATTAGCGCAAGAAATACAAAACCCAAAAACCCTTTTAATCTTGACGCTATTTTAGATATTTTCAAAGAATACAAGGTATCAGCTCACTACTTAATTAGGCGTGACGGTACAGAGGTTGAATTAATACCACCAGAATATAAAGCATATCACGCTGGTAAATCAATAATGAATGGTCGAGAGTCTTGTAATGATTTTACCATTGGAATCGAATTAGAAGGTGGATCAATATGGCCTTATACAGACGAGCAAATCATTAAGTTGGCAGAAAGACTTGCTAAACTTATGACGAAGCATGATTTTACGCTTGATTGGGTGCAAGGTCATAGTGAAATTAGGGCGGCATGGAATGAAAAACACCCTGAAAAACAAGCATCTAAAAAAGTAGACCCAGGCGAGCATTTTCCTTGGGAAATACTAAAAGACATGCTTTATAGTGTATCTAAAAAGGAATACGGTTGATAATTATGAGCAAGCAAGACAAAGAAGAGTTTAATTCGTGGCACTTAGATAAAAAGGTGACAGTAGGGCTTTTATTTAGCGTGTCTACCGCTCTTATCGTATCTATATCAAGTACTATTATCTTGATACAAAAATATTCGTCATTACTTGAGTCGTTAGACACTGAACCACCTTTGCCTGAACAAATTAGGCAGCTGCAATGGGAAAATGTACAGAGAGAGAGTTTAGATCACAGAATGGTTGATTTAATGAAAGAATTAAAAGAACTATCATCAATCCATGAGAAAGGTATAGCCATTAATGGTGAAAAAATAAAGTCGGTTGATAAGCGCGTAGAAAGAGTAGAAGATAAGGTAAAATGAAAAAAGAGGATATTTCAATTTTATTTAAAGGGTGGTCGATAATTATGTCGATTGCTCTTTTTATCGCTACCTCTGCCGTCGCGCATTATAGAATTGGACTATTAGAAAAAAGAGAATTACCTCCTTTATGGTTAAAAATAGAAGTTGAAAGGCTTGGTGTAAAAGTTAGAGAGCTAGAGAGTAAGATCGAGGGAAAATGATATGATTGGATTAATAACTTCTGTTTTACCTAGCCTTTTAAAAATTGGTGACAAGATGATCGAGGATAAGGATCAAAAGGCAGAGTATGCTTTTAAGGTTCAAGAGATAGCTTTCAAACAAATGGAAACAATGCTTAACGCAAAAACATACCCTTTTGTGGATGCGCTAGTAAAGCTATCCTATGCCTCTGAGCAGATTGTAAAAGGCTTATTTCGTCCACTTGGCTCAGCCGCTATGACGGGTTTTTTATTTTACGCTGAAATATATAATATAGAATTAAGCGGTGCAGTAGAGGCAGTCTGTGCAGCAGCGTTTCCCGGATGGATGGCTTCACGCTATACTGAAAAGAAGACAAAAGCCAAAAAAGAGAATTTTGACCCCTTTGAGGAGGATTAAACAATGGCAACAAAAGAATTGTTAGCACCAACAACAGACGCGACACAAAGCGCGAATTTTTATGTACCTAAAGACCAGGTTGCTACAGTTATGTGCTCCCCTGATTTAGCGGGTTCTGAAACGGGAGACGTGCAACTATCGCACGATGACGGTACAACGTGGGTTGATTATGTTGACGTTTCTGCCGTCGAGCTGTCAGTATCTAAAAACGCGATAAGGCTGCTTGGCCCTATGCTGTATCGCATAGATAAAGATTCTACGGCTGGTGCAACAGGAATTTACCTGCATTATTTGGAACAACAATGATTACGACTTTATACAGTAGTCTTGCAACTTCGCTAACGGATGAAGATTATATTGGCGCAAGGTTGTTCCCTAAGCTTTCTGGCACACAATACGGGGAGATTGCGGTAACTCAATCCGTAACGTCTGGTGACACTTTAACCATTCCATTTTCTACCACTACCAGCGGAACAAGCATGTTCTTGTGTGGCGATGACGCTACACCTGCATCAGCAGAGTTTGATGCTGGTAACTTGTTACAGTTAGTTGGTTGTACAGCAACTATTGATGGTACAGCGGTTGCAGACGGCGCAAGCATAGCGGCATACCAAGATGGCAAATTAAGAGACTTAGTTTTAACTTTTACAGGATCTCTCACTGTTGGCTTTATTGGTCAAAATGGCGCTGGTGCAGGTTTTTGGGAAGGGCAATTATTATCCCACCAATTTACAATAAGCAGCGTAGTACAAGACCCCGTTATTTATGATTCAGGCTCTATCTATTATCAGTTACAGCGTGGTACTTCTTTAGGTGCTGATATAACCTCTATTACACTAGGAGCATGGACAGACAATTTAGATGGTAGTTATTCTTTAGTTGGTGATGGATCTTTTCAACCATTAACAATACTGAGCACTACTGTTGGAAAATGGTATGAGGTTAAGGTTGATGTAGATAGCTTGTCTGGTGGTACGTTAAAACTACAAGCAGATGGTGGTGCATCCATATCTTCATTGACTACTGGAGCAAATACTGTCGTATTCAAAGCGACAACCGCTACCGTCTCTATTGGTAGGGATGCTGGGACGATAACAGTTACTATTTCAGGCATCACCTCCAAGTTACTGCCTGATTCAACCCTAATCCTTTATAACTTCTCAGCTAGTGATTGGTCGCAATATACATTACAGAGAAATATTGTACATGATGCCGGAACGGTTGCATTAGGGTGGTTATCTAATAACTTGGTTGTTAATGGTGCGTTTGATGCTGATACGGACTGGACAAAAGGCACAGGTTGGACGATTAGTGGTGGCACAGCTTCTAGTGATGGTTCTCAAGTCGGAGCCTCAGACCTTTCTCAAGCCTCAATAGTGGATAATTCGTCTGTATATCTTCATGGGGTCACTGTTACAGGCGTGACTGCCGGAGGTGTAAAGCAGCTATCTGGCGGGGCTTTAGGTGCGTCACTTACTGCGGATGGTGTTCACGCTGAGATAATAACAGCATCATCTAGCGGATTAGGTGGGGCGCAAGCAGACGCTACTTTTGTTGGTTCTGTTGATAACGTTACCATTAGGCACTTAATCGAGGTTGTATGAATAGCATAGCAATTTACAGCAACGGAAACCTAACCCAAAATCAGCAAGAATTACTGCTTAATCTTGCCCAAGTTGGTAATGCGGTAATTGTCGTTCATGGAACGGTTGACGAGTATCGTAGAATAAGAAACGTTGAATTATCAATCTTAAACAGGATTTTTACAGCACCGAGAGTGTGGTCATTACCTGAACATTTAACTGAGGAAGACTATGTTACTTATAGCGAGCGAATAAGAGCCGCTAAAGTTGCCGCCTTTGAGCAATTAAGGTTAGGTAACTATGATTGCATTTATAGCCGTGAGATTGATTTTAATGTAATGAAAAACGAACCGGAGTGGCTTAACGCATAACAGGCGCATAAGACGGATGCCCCGCTTATGACGGTTGTTATAAATACTTGACATATATTAGAACTGTCCTATATTCCTATATAAGTATATTAGTATATAGGAGAACTAATATGTTCATTACAATTAACAATATGAAACAATTAAACGACTTTCTTCAAGCGGCTGGTATTACGCGCCCTGAGAAAATCAAATCCGTATTGTCTGATAAAAACATATTAGTGTCTCCTGATGTAGCAAAACTCATACTAAAAGCGGCTTAACTTCCACACTATAACTTTATTTTAAAAAGGTGGCTTCATCTATCCCCGAGGCTCTTGTTAAAAAGCCAAGCGCTTACTTTGAGATAGTATGAAGCCGATTTTTTACCAAGGAATATCCTCTGAGTCGTCTTGTGGCGCACTTTGCTGACTTCTATTAATTGCTTCATCTTGCCTGCTTTGCGGTTTAAAATCGTTTACCTGCGCGTATGGCTTGCCAGCTTTTGAGACTTTTAGGTCTATATTGATCCATTCGTCCGTTTTTCCTGTTAAAAACGTGATTAATTCCTCACGGCGTATTGATAGGCTACCTTTTACAAAATCAGGCGCATTATCACGCGGCGTTTTAAATATTAAACCGTTTACAAATTCTACTTCACTCATTTTATTTTCCTTATAGTCCTACTAGTGGGTTTTCTGAACGATGAACCATTAAAAAGACTTTGAATTCTTCGCTTTTCATTTTCTTTCCTTCTTCGATAGTAAAGCAACCGCCTTTAGTTGGAGCCATTGACAGAGCGCTAACAACTTTTACCTCGTTAACCTCAGCCCATGCCTCAGCAGCAGCATCTAAATCGCCAGCAGCCAGATAACCCTTTATAGCCATAACTGTGTCAATATTATCCATTACAGCGGCCATGTGGCTTGACGATCTCTTGTATATTTTTTGAGGTGTAATACCGTTCTCAGCGCGTTTTATTTCTGGCCTTTCTTCGTCATCTTCGCCCGTTTCTATTGAGAAAAGTTTTAACATAGCCATTTTAGTCGCATAACTAAGCGCCTTTCCTGGCGCTTTATCGCCGGTATCCATAGCGTGCGCTGTTACATTAATAGGTATGCTTTGCTCTGGTTCATCAATATTAACAAATTCTATCGTATATTTCGCTTCATAACGCATCCAAGGAGTTCCGCTACCTGTTTGTGTTCCTGTTTCAATCATTGACGATCCCATTTCATTAGGAACAACGACAACGCCATAATCAATAAGGTATTCTCTAATTGCGCCGGTTACAGCGTCATGCGTTATTGCTTGATAGCCTTGTACTTTTGCATCCTTTTTCAAATAAGATACTTTTTTCCTTATCTCATTAACGCGCTGAAACACGTTTAGTTTAGGATTATATTCTTCCTTTACTATTTCGCCCGCGCCTTCTGTGGCTAACTCCCCTCTTTCTACTAAATCATTCATTCTGTTTCTCCGTTTGCTTTTTTATCTATTGTAAAGTACAATCACCTCATTGTAAAGTACAAAGGGTTAAAAAGATGAAAATAACAGTAAAAAATATTAAAAAGGCTACGAATAGCAAAACAGCAGACGAAGCAGCAGCTAAAATTAAATGCTCACGTCAAGCTTTATATAATTGGGAAAAAGAAGGGTTTATTGGGGAAAAGACGACTAAGGGATTAAATATTGCGAAC